ATCGCCCTCAAAAGCAGTCTGAATATCATCCTGATCATGCGATCTGAACCTTTTGCGAGCGATAGCAAGTTCAGCCGCTTGGATAGCACGGTACTGTTCAAGCTGCTCTTGCAAGGAATGGGCAGCACATCGCTTTTCAGCTTCTGGAGTAATCTTGCTGTCAGTCATGTATATCCCCCATCTTTGTTGTTCTTATACAATCTTTCTGGGTATTCTGCATTCATCCACACCCTTAGATTCTGTCTTGCTCGTGCAAGTGATGCAGCCCGCACAGGGTCTTTTTCAAGCTCTGCAATCCGATCAGGTACGCTACGAACTTTGAGATCGAATTCAAAAATCTCTTGGTTAGTCATGTGTCCCCCGCCAGTTTGGGTTACGCGGCCTGTCCATGTAGCCTGGGTCAGGCTGTGCGGGTTTCAGTAATTCCTCGGGCAGTACAGCGAGATTCAAAGGTTTTGGTGCGATTGGCGGCTGCTTTAGCGCAGCAAAACTGTCAGCATTAGCGACAATCATCAGTGTCTTTTGCATATCCCGGTGCCGACGAAGTGGGCCTTCGTAGCTCATGCGAACCTCGCAAAGAACGCTTCAACAACACCCCGCAAAGTGAGGTACAGCGCGGCTTCTACTGCCCTTCTGCGAACCAAGCCTTTCATTACCCGGCCACCAGCTTTGTTCCACAATCCAAAGGCTTTAGCTGCTGCCGCTTTATTACCCTTGTTATGCTCACGGATAACAGTTGAGCGTTCCATTCCACGGATACCGATGTTCCAAGTCAAAATTACACAGGCATCGAATTCGTTCTGTGCGACTTGTCCGTATGTGGCAACGAAAACAGCGGCTTCGTACTCGCGCAGTTCATAGATCAGGCGCTGGTCAGCCTGCACTTGTGTCATGGTGTCGCCTTGCTTCACGCCATCGATAAAGCCGTAGCCCAGCGTCCAAACTCCGGCGGGGCAGCGGTAGGCTGTCAGCTTACAGCCCTCGAATTCTTTGAGCTTGCGCTGTCCGTTTAAGCTAAGTCTTCTCATAGCTTATTATCCCAAACCCAAAGCCAAACGATTACAACCCCTGCTACTGCAACTGAAAGAACAATAGATTCTGAAGCAATACTAGCCATAGTGCCAGGAGGAATAGTCGGAGCAATTGCGGGTAGCAGCACCTCCAGCGTTGCAAAAAGCGTAGTCAGCAAAGCCATCTTGACGCTCCATGCTTTGCGCAAGATTTGGCTGGCGTTGTCAATAAGTGTCATAGTTTCCACCCTTTCACTGATGCCCAAAACACAGCAACGGCTGAGGCAATGCCAAGCATCCACTTGAGTACGTCACCGATCTTCTTTGAGAATTTGAAGAATGCTTCGCCTTCACGCATCAAAGACAAAATCTCGCTGGTTTCACGGCTGTTGGTGTCGATCTTTGCGCTGTTGATAGCCAGCAATTCCTCAACACGACCAAGGCGGACAAAGTTAGCGCGGGATTTGCATACTGCGTCTTCCATGACCAGAATGTCCTCGCAACCTCCGGGGCACGCCTCGGTGTTGTCGTGTGGATGGGGCAACAGTTCGTCAGTAGCACGTCTTCGCCCTTCGTGGGTGTCAACGTAGCGGCGCAGGGGGGTATCGGTCATTTTCAAACCTCAATAAGTTCGGTAGTCAGGCTGGGCGCCTCGCCCTCGATCACGCCATTGCGCACAAAGGCCAGATTGGTGGGGGCAACGCCGGTCCCACGCACAGTCTGGGTGTTGCCTCCAGGCCATGTGATGATTGAGGTGCCAAGCCCCGCATTGACACTGGCCACAGTGGCGACTTGCAGTGGTTGCTCTGGCAGCAGCTCGCGCAGGGCGCGATAAAGGTTGGTGGACGCAAGGGCCATAGTGATTTTTTCTTATCAGGCTGAATGTTTTTCCAGTGTCACGGTTTGGCGCAGGCTTGGGCGCTTGGCTGAAACCGACACCGACCGAACGCGAGCACGCCAGGGGGCGCTGACATTGACTTGCACAAGTTGACCCACATCGAGCACGCCGGGTTGGCCAGATCCGGTCAGCACCGGCAGGTCAAGGCGCACAGCGTATTTGTGGCCAGCAGCGCCTAAAACGGCTAACCCGGCTTGACGGGCGCAATCAACGTGGGTGATTAGCGAGTCGGTGACCATGTTGGCAAGTTTGTCGGCGGCGCTCCCGGTGCGTTTGACCAGCGCTAGAACGCCGTGGCTGGTGCCTGAGACATAGACAGCATTGATGTCTGGGCCATCCTGGCGTTCAATGGACTCAGTGATCAGAGCGTCAGGGGCGAGTTCAACATCCGCTGGGCCGATCATCCAGCCCCAGGGTGCGCCGGGGTTGTCGCCAATCCGCTGGCCATAAGGGTGGCGGGCCAGCAAGGTTGGTAGGCTACGGTGGCTTTGCAGGTAGCCGCCTGCAGCTTGCACGATGCGGCTAACGGCTTCCAGTGCGGTGCCTTGGCGGCTGTAGGCGCCTGCGGGGACGGTCCAGTCGATCATGCCGCCGTTGGCCAATGCTCCTGCGCCTATACCCCAATCTAGACCAATGCCGGTGCCAGCAAGATTTTGGATCGCGAGTTGTTGGGCGGTTTTTTCATCAGGTTCAATGCGCTGCTCGCTGCGCAGGTAGGGCGCGGCAATCAGGGCGGTGACAGATCGACCCTGGATGCTGGAACCGGTTTTGCCAAACGAGACATTGCGGCTGATGCTGTCAATGGCAAATACCCAAGGGATGCCATTAAGGGTGAGCTTGATCTGGGCAGGCAGGCCGTCCACAGGGGCCAACAAGTCAAACAGGCCACCTGGCCCGCTGGCCGACAGGCTCCAACAGTAGGAGCCAGAATCGGCTGCGATGCTGGCCTCAAAGATGGGGATGTCTGCCAGATCAGGAAGACGCTGAGCGTAGATGCTGTGGGCGGTCATGTAGAACCTTGCTGGAAGAATGGCAAAAAGCGATTGACCTGTGGTGCTGGTGCAGTCATAGCCAAACACCAGATGCACCGTGCCGGGCGGGCACTTGAACAGCAAGTCCGGCCCCCAATACTCCGGCACCACAGGCGGAGTGACGGGCGGCACATACTGGCCGGGTCGGGGAACCCAGGCTTCTTGAAACCGACTGTAGCGCCCAATCACAACGGGCCGGGCTGCACCAGCACTGCCGTGGTATCGCAGGGCTTCAAGGCGCACGGATTCGCCAAAAAAGCTGCTTATGGTCGGCCTGCGGTCTTTCAAGCCGTCCTCAAACTGGCCGGTCAGGCGGGCCGCAGCTAGCCGGTCGGCCTCCTGGAACCGGCTGAAAAAGCGTAGCCACCGGTGATCGCCCTCTTGCATCGTACTGCGCAACTGAGGGCTGTCGATGCGGGCTGCTTCCGAGAACCCCACCGTCTGCGGTGTGTCGGTGCGCTGCGCGGTGTCGTATGCTGCGTTGATGACCGTGCTGGATATTTGTGCATCCGTCCACGTTGCGGACACCTCACTGATGCTTTTGACCGCTGGTGGCTCGGGCTGCAACACGCCGCATTCTGTCGGCACGGCCACTTGCGCAAACGTGCGAGACTGATAAACCGTTGGCCGCGAGGTGTTGGTGTAATAGCTTACTGCTGCGCTGAGTGTCAGCACATCGCCAAACACCCCTGTCAAAGTCACGCGGGCCACAGGCGACACACGGGCGGCAAACGTCAGGCCCGGCAAGGTGCCGGTCAGTGTCAGGTCAAAATGTGTAGATGGCCCATCGTCCGCGCCAAACACAAGCGCGGTCGTTACCCCGCTGGCGCTCTGACTGAAGACGAGATCGGTCACACCTAGCCCAGCGTTGCAGATTGCAGGGCCGCATCACCCCCGGCGTACAGGACAGCTTCTACCAACTCGATCTCCCACGCGCCCGACCCCTGGCCTGCATCGCAGTCAAAGGCGGTGGCACCGTCGCCATTGACGATGCGCGCCCATGTGGCGGTGCCGGTTTCAGCGATCAACCCGTTGGCCGCTGGGGTCAAGGTAAGCACGCCCGCCGATACGCTGCCTGCGGGCTTGGTCAGGTCGATCTGAACCAGCATGACACTGCCGGGCGTGTCGGCGGGTGTGGCCGGGCGTGTGCTGCCGTAGATGCGCACAGCGGCGCTACTGCTGCCAGTGTCCAGAAAAGCCAGGGTGCCGGTCAGGCGAGCATCGTTGAGGGCAGACGTGATGCTGATGGTCATGGGATTAAATCCGGTATCACCCTGTCCGCCACCACGGCGCGATAGGTTTCGGTGTAGTCGTAGCCGAGCACGGTGTAGCGGAACTGCGTGGGGATGCCGTCAAAGATGTATTCGCCCGTTGTTGGGTCGCTCCAGACACTTTTAACCAGCATCCCGCCTGGTTCGCGGTACAAGCGCACCAGGCGAAAGACAGGCGTGTTCGGCGTGTTTTTTACGGTGCCGGTAATGCGGCCCCGTCCCTTGAACTCCCACGGGTTGATGTTGTTCACAATTGGGGTGTTGGGGATACCGTAGGGCAGGCGGTCGGTCAAATCGGTGGTTATCGCCTGCATCACGGGCTTGGCCGGGCTTGGGTCACTCCCTAACGCAGATGTTGGCGGGGTGAAATCTGCGCTGTAGGTGGCGAACGGGTTGACCCGAAAGTCCTCAATGTACCCCTGAAATGCGGGGTTGAAATTGTCATAAACCCGGCCAATAAAGACGCTCGGCACGCCCGTCTTATTGTCTGATTCCGTAGATGAACTACCTTGCGTTCCGTCAATGAACATTCTCGTCACACCAGACGACCTGCATATTGCCACATGTGACCACTGGTTTAACGGGACTGAATTTGTCGTAGATGCGTAGCCGTAGTAAACAAGCACCCTGGAACTGTTAAGACCCCACAAAATAGAGCCATCTGATTGCGGAGCGTTTCTTATGTCAACGATAGCGGCGTAGCTACCGCTTGGAGCAACTGGCAAATACACCCATGCCTCAATCGTGAAGTCCCCCGTGCCAAACGCAAAATCAGAACCAGGGACGGTCAAATAATCCCCGCTCCGTAACGGTCTTGCCGGTTTCGTCAGTAAACACGGTGCTGCCATCAGCCCCATCCCCGTGCAGCAACAGCGATGTGCCGCCTACATACAGCGTCATGTCAATGCTCCCACGGACCGGTTAAGTCAAAGGCGACTACGCCCCAATCCGCGCTGGAGTGCGCACATGCCATAAGCCCAATGGTGCGCCCAGCGTACCCTGGCACATCGTTGTCGAGGTAGGCGGTCTTGGCATCCGGGCAGATTTGGCGTACCAGTCTGTGCGGGATCATCAACATGCCGGGCAGGGTGCCGCGCATGTTTACCGGGCTTTGTTCAAAAATATCTGCTTTGCACAAATACAGTCCGTAGTCCGGGCCATTGGGGTACGGTAGCGGTGCGGCACTCCCCCCGCTGCTATAGTACTGTAACGGCCATGTGTAGTTTTGTGTTTTTACCCCGCCACCTAATCCGGTGTAACTACGGGCAACGTAGGTATAACCCACGTTGTTAGTTGTCGCTATTGAATTGCCGGCTGTCGGGGTGTAGTTAATTGTCGTTGAATAATTCCCAGACACCATAAACCTATAGGGGTCAGCCGTTTTCTTGCTTGCAAACTCCCCAAACCCCCACCACTCCGGGCCGTATTCCGTATCAAATGTGCCATAACGACGTATGCCCACATACACCATACGAGAGTCACAAACAATCATCCACGGTCTCACGGAGGTGCTTGCTGCTTCGCTTTTGAACACATACAGCGGTGTTTGTGAAGTGGTTGGAAATTCGCCAGTTCCTGTGCTGATGTCACTCAAAGTTTCGTAGCCCCAAATACGAGAACTAAGCGTGGTCGTGTCATCCACCTTCAGGAAAATACCCGTGCTGTCGGGATGCAGGGCCGGGTCGATCTTGTATGCGGCAAGGTTGGTGCCTGAGAACGGTTTAAGCCAACCTGCGGGTGCCAGTTTGACGGTAATAGTGCCGGTGACGGTGCCGGTCTCGGAGGTCGCAAAACTGACGGTGTTGGCTGTGATGCCGGTGACCCGCTGCTCGCCATTCAACCCGGACGGTGTTGCCCCTGCTACCAAGGCCACGCTTCCGACCTGCATGGCCGGTGTGGTGGGTAGGGTCAGGGTGCAAACACCTGCGTCAATGCTGGCACTGGCAACGGTTTGCAGACCCCAGCCGGTGATCAGACAAGCATCGAGCACAGCAAGCAAAGCTCCTGCCGTACCGCTGCACGCAGGCGCGCCTGCCATGTCTGAGTTGAAGAATTTTACGGATGTGCTCATAGTTTAAGGCCGATCTACGTCGCCACGCGACAATAATGTGAATGAATGCTCAACGCCTGTGTTTGGCCCTTGCTGGACGGTACGCACGACCCACACAGGGGTCATAGCCCCTACGGTGTTGAAGCGCAGCACGTTGCCAACCGACCAGCCCAACCCCCAGCCCAACACGGGGATGGTGAAATAGGGCGCGCTGGTGGCCGGGTTTAGCGGTGCTTGCTGCTCGTTGATACTGCCGGTGCCTATCACACCAACGTGCTCTCCAACGATGTTGAATGTCGTCGTGTTGGTGAACACCAGCGCCCAGCGTTCGGATACCGCGCCTATGTTGGTGACGACAATAGGGGCCAGCACATCGTTGAAGGTGCCGGTAGCGGCATTACCGCTGACAACATCCAACCAGGTGATACCGTTCCATGTGCCCTGATCGAATAGCACTGACACGCGGGCCTTGAGGTCACCAGCAACAAGCGCACTGCTGACATAACTGCCAAGGGGGTAGTCGTGGGTCAAAGCGCGGGTGAAGGTAATCTCTCCGCTGATCTGCGCCTCGCGCACCACGGCCATATCCTCGATGCGGTGCTCTACCGTGACGGGCTGGCTGTAACCCGTCACGTCTGTGAATGTCACGGTGCCCGCCTCAAGGTCGGCGGTGTAACCGGTGTTGATCACGTTGCCATCATTGCCGACAACCCGCACGCGACTGAGGCGTACACGGGCAGCGTTGATGACCTGCGCATTGCTGACGGTGGCCGTGACGGAGCCTGTGTGGCCCACCACGGCAAAACCCCCGGCCCTGAAGATCGGCACGCGACCGTCGGACGGCAGGCGCACGGGGTCGATGCCCAACAGGTCGGCATCCAGTGGAAGGTAACTGAAACTCACGGCGCTGTAACGCAGGCTGGCGGTCATAACCAGGTCAGCGGGTGTGGTCGTCAGCCCGCTGATGTCAAGGAAGGCCAGATCAACATTCAGGGCGGTGTCGCCTGCCGGGTTGACGAAATACAGTTCAACCAGGCCGTACTGGTAGTCCACACGTCCCTTAACTCGCGTGCCGTTGATCTTGCCGTTAGAGTCAGACGTGACGTTAAACGTCGTGCCGTCCTGCATGGTGCCGAGCACACTCAGAGAGGATGTTCGCAATGGGCTGGTCGCTGTGCGAAAGGTGGCAGAAAAGGCAGTAAACGGGGCTTCAACCCCCACGCTCGGCGGGGCAATGAGTCCGCGCCAGTCGGTCAAGGTGCTGCTGGCCCCCGTGGGCCAGGCGCTGATAAAGACGGCACCCAATGCGGCAGATACTGACCCGGATGGCGTGCCTCCGCCCGTGGTGGGGCTGGTGTCTTTTACAAGGGTGTTGTCGGTCAATTGCTGGTATTGGCTGCTGCCGAGTTTGAAGCCCACGCCCTTTAGTGTGTAGTTTGGCACCATGACGGTGCGGGCGGTGTATTGGCTGACGGTTACGCTGGTGGTGTTGTTGGCTCCGGCCTCGGTGCTGTAGCTGATGTTGGCGTTGACAGGGTAGGTGACGCTGCGCGTTCCTGATACTGAAAGCCACTTATGCCAGCCCCAATAGCTGTAATATACAAACGGGCCTGCGGGGTCAGCGGGGTTCAGTGCGCTTGGTGCAAACGAGATTACTCCGCTGGCGTAGTTGATGCTTCCGGCCAAGTACCGTTGTCCGAACTCAAAAGTATGCAGATTGCCTGCGCCATCATCCGATACGGTAAAAACGGTTTCTCTTACTGAAAATGTCAAGACATGCTGGCTCTCTGTCGGATTGTAGTGAATGGTTACAGGTATCTCAAAATGCACGCTTCCAGGTTTTATTCCAGGGACACCTATGTTACCGCCTGCAAGGGTTACGCCAACGGCCTGTGCGTTGTCGCACAAATTTGTCGTCAGGGTAAACACAGTACCCACGAGGGGCAACAGGGCCGGGCTGATTTTGACTACACCAAGGGAATAGTCCACTTGTCCGGTAGCATCTCCTGTGAGTGCGCCCACGCCGTCGTCTGTGGCCAAGCGGGCAGCGCCGTCGTTCCAGGCGACTGTCAGGCTGCCGGGGGTAATGGATTTAGTACCCTTTTCCTCGCTGATCAGGCCATCGGTGTTAATCGGCACATAAACACGCCCGCTGTTGACAAGCGTGGTATTGCTGGCCTGCACGGTGGTGACATTGCTGTAACTTTGCACAACGATGCTGCTGCCAACATCAGGCAAAGCGCCCAGGGTGACGGATACCGAGCCGGTGGTGTAGTTGAGGGTTCCGGCCCCATAGGCGCTGCTCGAATCAGAGAGTTTGCCAGAGCCGTCATCGCGCAGCACATACCAGCGGCCTTGTGCAAGGTAACTCAATGTTAACGTGCGGGCGACCGGCACGTCATCCATGACAAAGGCGTAACTCTGCGCACGGGTTTCAGCAGTGACGCGAATAGCCCGCTGGTCGCTGATCAAGTCGGGCACGGCAGCGGGCACAAAAGTGACGGTGTGCGACCCGGCACTACCACCCCATACGTTCGTGCTGAGACTGACAATGCCGTTGTCGTAGTCCACTTGGCCGACCTCAACTGCCGCACTGATCAGCAAGCCGCCGGAGTCCGTGGCGGTGACCCCCGCGCGCACGATGCTCAAGCTGCCAGGGTAGATTGGCCCGCCGACAAACAGGTTTTGGCTGGTGGTAAAACCAAGCGTAATAGTCTGTGTCACTGCGCCACCTGCGGCCACCAGGGCGGTGCTCAAGCCGTTGGTACGCACATCGCTGATTGGGGTTTCGATCTGTGCGCTGGGGACGAGTTGGGTATAGACCGATTCTGCGTTGACAGTGAAGTCACCAAGTTGCGCGGCCAGGGTCAACGGGGACACGCCAACATAAGTGCCTGCGTCGGCCACTACGGTATCCCGCAGTTTTGCGGCCAGTGCGCCAGCGGTAAAGGATTTATTGGCGGCGGTGCCGGTGAAGTCGGTGCGCAAGGCATCGCTGATCGCGCAAGTAACGATTGCGGCATGGAAGTCGGTGTTGGTTGCCGTATCGTAAAAGGTGCGCTCTTGCGACTCGACGGCAGTAGTTCGGATGTATTGCGCGTCTTCGTTGGACAGACCTTCAAACGCAACAAGCACCAATGTTTGCCCAACCAGCGGTAGGTCGGCGGTGGTGCGCTGGAATATCTGCACGCTGCGCTGCCCTGCGATATGGTTATCGTAGAGGATGCCTGCCCACAGCGGGCCTTTTGCCAGGTAGCTCTCAATCCGGCTGGCGGCGGATTCGCGGCGGTCGAACGTGTCATTTGTGGTGAACAGGGTGACGGACACGTTGGGGTCTTCAGGCGGTACGGCCACGATGACGTTTGACCCCATGTAGGTGTCGGTGTCAGCGGACTGCACGCTCACATGGAGCTTGCGCATGTTGACACGGCCACCAGCGCGGTCAAGCTCGCTAATGTCTGGGATCCATGACTTGAGAGGCTACGAGCTTGATGTCGCCGGAAAGGATAGGCATGGTGGTTAGAGTTCCAGAAAGCGCAAAGTGGGGTAATACCAATCATTGCTGGCAATTGATGAGTCTTGGTAAAACAGCACCGGCAAGCCTTGCAATGCGCTTTTGCTGTGGTCAAAAATGACTTGGTGCGCGATACCGCGCAGGGTCAATGTCAGCACGGTGCCGGTGGTTTGCGCCCATGTGTGGAGTTGGTCGATGGTTGATCGCGGGCACCAGGTGCGGTCTATGGTGCCTTCGAGTGTGATGGGCCGACCGGCTTGCTTGGTGGCCTCTTCAATCAGCAAGGCGCCGGTGGTGGTGTAGGTAGATGTTTGCTCGACCGGGCTCCATGTGTATTCGTCCGCCCATTCAAGGGCATCAGGCAGGGTAACGGTGGTGGATTCGTGCGTTAGGGTAATGGCCATGTCGGGTTAGCCTCCTGCGGTTTGTTGGGCGCGCTTGAGGGCATTGATCAAGGCAGCAGCGTCGCCCTCGCTGGCGACGTTGACAGGGGTGTTTTGGCCGTTGATG